TCCAAATGCACGTTTCTCATTGATATATTCTTTATTATATCTTTTTACTTCTTTATTTAGTACTTCCATAGGGTAGACACGACCATTACGATTTTTAACATCAGCCTGCATAAAGATACCTTTAATTTTATAACTTTTAGAACCATCTTCTTTAGACTCAATTAAGTAGTCGGTATCCTGTTCAATATGTTCAGATATTAACTTTAATGTGTACATTATCTCATCCCTTATGCTGTATAGTTTTCGTCTTTTTTAAACTCAATCATCACCATTCCAGATGTACCATAACAAGTCATTTCATGGTCACCAGAAGTTGCCGTTGCATTTGTAGCTACAGCTGCAATCTTACCAGCAGAACCATCATAATGTCCTGTGCCTGCAAGTCTAATTTGAACTACATCTGTTGATGAACCTTTTTCTTGGATATCAATGTGACCAGTATCATCATCAGCTGAACCTTGTGTTAATGCCCACCAAATTCTATTGATATGTAACTTAGCACCATTAGCGTGACCATCAAGCGCTGATGCATCTAAGATTGCATTGTTTGCTGTGGTGTCATCTTCAATATTTACTAGGATAGTAACAGTACCTCCAGCACCAGCTGCATTTACGACTGTATCTCTCAATGTTCTTGTTGCAAAACCCATTCTCTAACTCCTTAAAATGCTAACATCTCTTTTTCAAAATACCCCATAAGTTGCTTTTCTGGCACCTTATATTTTGTAGATATCTGTTTTATAGTTTTTTCAAAAGTATTTAGGAAATCTGAAGGTTTAGCATCCATTTTTGCAAAAATATCATCTACTGCCCCCTTCATCTTAGGAGAAAGCTTTTTATATTCTTTTGTTTTTTTATGCTCATCCTTTTCAGGCAAGTCAATCTGATGAAACTTCTTCATTTTCCTCTACTTCTACTTCTGGTATATGATTTTTTACAAAACTACCAGCAACTTCTTTTCTTTTAGTTTCTAACGCATTTGCAACTCTATCAGTCATAACACTTTTAAATGCTGTTTCTGCTTCTAAGTTGTCTCCTTGACTTAATGCGTTTACAAAGTTTTCTGCACTCATTATTTTTCTCCATTATCTTGAGATGGTTGTACACCATCATATTTTGATACGTCATCTGCAGGTATTGGTTCACCATCCATAGATGGATAACGCGTAATACCATCAGTGTTTTGTGGAATATCAACTCCACCTTCATCTGGATCAAGTCCAGCTTCTTTATTTATTTGTTTTTGCATAGATTCTATTTCAGCATCTGTGAAGTTTAGAACATTTTTCTGTACCCATTCTTTACTAAAAAATGTACCAATATATGACTCAATACTTCCTAATGCATTAATTCTATCTTCTAGAAGTTCAGCTTTTTTCAGTTCAGCAAAATGGCCATCTTGTAAGAAATCATATTGAATATGCTGATTTATTGAAGACCAATCTTCTAAAGTAATTATTCCTTTAAGAATTAGTTGTGATTTTAAGATATCAGTAAAAAGTGGTGTAAATTTTTTACGCAACCTTTGAACAAACTTAGTAAATTTAAGTTCATCTCTAGTAATTTCTGTGGAACGACCAAGACTAAATCCTTGTTCAGCCTCCATACGAGAAATAGGAACATTTAATGATCTAAAAAGTTTTTGTTTAAAGTATGTAATGTCATCAATTTCACCAAGGTTTGAACCGCCTGGCAAAGTTGTAATCTCTGTACCCCTACCACCTTCTCTACGAGGTAACCAAAAGTCTTCCAACATTGACATATGATTTCTATCATCGCGAATTTCACCAGTTGATGCATCATAGACCAGTTTATTTCTGTATCTATTCATCACATCTTTTAGATATTGTTCTGCTTTTATTTTTGGTAAGTTACCAACATCAATGTAGAATATTCTTCTCTCTGGTGCTCTCGATATACGATAGATTACAAGAGCATCTTCAATCATACGCAATTGATTTACAGGTTTAATTGCTTTGTGTAAGTAAGAAAGTATATTACCTTTGTTTGCATCTACTAAACCAGATGGACAATATGTAATACTATCTGCAGATATTCTAAGTCCTTCACTAACTCCAGATTTTAATCCTTTAGGATTGTAGATATAATACTCTTCCACCCCCTTTATCATGTCTACACTAGAACTGCCTTTAGGAGCTTTTTTTGTTTCTTTTACTTTTTTGATTTTTCGAGGTTCAATATACCTAAGTTCTTGAATACCTTGTCGCGGATTTTTGGTATCAATAACTTTGTGATAGTATAGCCTTCCATCTACATACCATCTTCTAAAGATATCGTGACCTTTTGTATCAAAATCTAAAAGTTGTAGTACAGTATCAAACTCTGCCCTAATTCTATCTTTTATTTTTTTAGTGTAAGGTAGATTATCTAGTTCAATTGCAACTGCTTGGTCTTTTTCATTAGAAACAATACCCTCATTAACAATATCTTCAATTGCACTGTCACATTCTGGTTGTTGTGCAATGTCACGATAGCGACGAATTAAGTCTTGCTCAGTTCGTTCTCTACCATCTGTATCTAGAAGTTGTCCGTAAAAACCACCGCCAGCGGTCTCAAGAGCTCCATCATCTGAACTAGGTTCAGTAAACTGCTCTTGAGAACCACTATTTTTTACTCTTTCAAATTTGAAACCAAAAAGTTCAGCCATAATATCTCCTACCGTTGTTTATTATTTAGTAGGTTTATAATTAGAAGTTTACACCAGAAGCCTCAAAATGCTGATACTTCCAAGTTACCTCAAAGGTTTCAATTTCTGTAGCCTCAGCTGAAGATAGTGCAATTTCACCTACAACTAATGGAAAACAGTTTCTTAAAATATAAGTTTTAAGAATTGTATCATCACGATCCAATTGTTCTACAGTCAAATCAGTTTGATAGTCAGATGGAGAAGTTACACCAGTATTATTTGCAAAATCATTAATACCATTGTTCCATCTTTCCATTGCGTTTCTTATCATAAAGTCTGTATCATTATAGAAAGTTGTTGTCCAATCAGGAAATGCAGGACGATCACCAGCAATAGTGATTATTCTACCTCTGAATGGTACATCAAAAGTTCCAAGTGTTGCTCCTGGCAATGCAGCAGCTGTACATAGGAAAGAAGTTCTACTTACATCAAGTCCTATTGCAATACCAGAAGGCGGAGTAATTGTTACTCTGTACTGGTTGGCTCTCGCACCACCACCGATTAAGTTCGCTTTAAAGTCATCTATATTAGCCATGATTAACCTCCTATCTCACTAAATGCTACACCAGTTCTTGTAGCTACAAAGTTTAGAGTAATGAAGTTAATAGACCTAGAAGGTTTAATAAAGATGTCAGCTACAAACTCATTTCGGTCAATAACCTCACCTGTATTGTTAGAACCATCTGCAACGACACTAAAATCTGATAAACCCCTTCTTCCTTGAACATCTCGTAAGAAAGGTTCTACTAGATTTCTAAATTGTGCTCTTGTAAACTCATCGTTAAACTCAAAGAGTTGAAACTTAGCAGCTGTTGCAATTGCTTTTTCTAGTACCAAGAACAAACGTCTGACGTTAATTCGGTCAAATGCACTTGGTTTTGCAAGAGCAGTTTTATCACCGAAAAGTGTTACGCCTTGGCCAGGAAAGTTTACAACTGGATTTACTCGGGCTCTATAAAGAATATCTCTTTCAGCCTTTGTTGGATTAAGAGAAAGTTTGATTGCATTTCTTACTCTACCTCTATTGTATCCAGCTGGAGAGAACCATGCATCTCTTACATTATCAGTAAATGCACAAAGGCCTCCAGTGTCACCATTTAGTGGTACGAAACGATATACATCATTATACTTATCGTACATATATTTGTAACCACTATCAAACACCATATATGATGAACTTGGGCATAAATCAAAAGCAGTTTTAACATTTTGTGTTGCTGTAGATGAAAGTGAAACACCTACTGTTGCAGCTCTGTATGGAGATACAAATCCAACACAATCTCTTCGTTCTTCTACCAATGCTGTTAACATTGTGACATAAGTATCCATTGCAGCTGCAGTGTCACCTACAATACTAGAAGAACCACCTAGAACTAAATTAACGTCTATTGATTCTGCATCTAAAAACTTATCGTATGCAAGTTCTTGTTCTCCAGCAGTAAGTGAATAATCATCTGTTCCACCTGTTAATGAATCAATTGTAATTGGAATAACATCTGTATATGTTGATGTTGTATCTGTTCCCCAATTTGAACCAGCAGAAATGTGATCTGTCCAGTAAATAAATGATGACTGTGAGAAAATTACATCTGCATAATAGTTTGATGCACCTTGAGCGGTTTTTGCGTTAGGGTTCTTTGACATAGCTCCAAAGACTTCTATTACACCCTTTGTTCTATTACCAGCAACATCAACATCAAATCCTGTAATATCACCAGTTGTATCGTAAACAACAACGTGCATC